CGGTTTCTTTATCACTTCGAGTAGTGGTCAATACATTCGAAATAGTATTCGAGAAAAATACTTCGATGTAGATGGTAAAAACATTGTCGAAAAACTAACTGGGGAAGCTAAGATTCGTGGTCATGGTAACTATACTTTAGTTAATGAAGCATGCAATGAACTTGCTAAAAAACTAAAACAAGAAAAGTTTCTTGAGTCAAATAACCGTGGGTACAATAAATTCTTTATGATTCCTGGGGGTTCTGATATTCGAATTGAATCTGATGAATTGGAAATTGAAGGTAATGTAAGTCAAAGTAAAATTCGTAATGCATTTATCCGAATGAACAAAAAGAAACAAGTTAGCCGAGTGCTAGTGAATCGTTTCATAGGGGAAATCGCTGTATGATTTTTACAACACTCGACTTGACAACCTCTGTGGTTAGTGTATAATAGACTTATTAAATGACAGGAGTTTTCGTTATGCGTACCGTGCAATCTGATAAGCGTGAAAAATTTCTTTCCATTCTTCGCGCTACTGGTAAAAGTGTACTCTCTCGGCAAGAGATTAAATCTATTTGCCGTGAAAATGAATTGACATTTCCTCAGTGGTTTCTGAATGACGATGAAAACCGTGCAGGGCGTGGACTATATAAAGTTCCCGTAGATACTGTACATCTGGCTGTAATTCCTATGAAAAAACCTGAACCGGTTGTTTCTAGTGGCAATCGTATTTCGAGTGTTACTACTGAACTTGAAACCGAGAATTTGATTCCTGAACAGTACAAAAACTATGTACCGTTTGGTAACTATGATGACATTCTAGCTATTGTAAAGAGTAATCAATTCTTTCCAGTCTTTATCACAGGTCAATCCGGTAACGGTAAGACCATGTCAGTTGAACAGGCTTGCGCTAAAGCCAAACGTAAATTCGTATGCGTTTCAATGACTCCTGATACGGATGAGTCCGATCTTCTCGGTAACTATGTACTGATCAATGGACAGATGGAATGGCGTGATGGTCCTGTAACGGTTGCTGCTCGCCAAGGCGCAGTTTTGTGTATCGATGAGATTGACTATGGTGCTCAGAATCTTTCCTGTCTTCAGCGTGTACTAGAGGGTAAGCCCTTTCTTTTGAAGAAAAAGAATGAGATTGTTCATCCTGCTGAAGGTTTTACTATCGTAGCAACTGCAAATACGAAAGGTAAAGGTAGCGAAGATGGTCGCTATATGTTTACGAATGTATTGAATGAAGCTTTTCTTGAGAGATTCTTGAATACCTTCGAACAAGAGTTTCCTCCAATGAAAGTCGAAGAAAAGATTGTTCGCAGTGAGCTTGATTCACTCGGATGCTCAGATGATGATTTCGCTAAGAAACTTGTTTCGTGGGCTGATGTAATTCGCAAGACTTTTGCAGAAGGTGGTGTTGATGAAATTATCTCCACTCGCCGTCTAGTACATATCGTCAAAACGTATAGTATTCAAAAGAATCGTTTGAAGGCTATTGAACTCTGCTTGAATCGTTTTGATGTTGATACTAAAGTTTCTTTCATGGATCTGTATACGAAACTTGATGCAGAAGTAAAGCCAGCTGATGTTCCTGTTCCTACCGAAGTTAAAGTTGGCGAAGAAAATCCCTTCTAATTATTGCCGTCAGGACCTATTGACTTGATAGGTCCTGTTATGTTATTATGTTTGTATCTTGAGATTCCGACCATCTCTCAAGTAAAATAAAAGTGTGGTTTTATTATGGAGTTTTTTATGGCTAAAATGACCGCTAAAGAAAAGATGCTCAATGCTCTTACTAAAACTGGTGGCTACAATACTTTCACTGCTGCTCAGGCTCGCGCACGATTTGGGATTAAGAATGTCGCTGCTCGAATTAACGAACTTCGAGAAGAAGGTTATCCAATTTACACTAATACCCGCAAACTCTCTGATGGTCGTACCATCAGTTTCTATCGCCTTGGACAACCAACTCGGCGTATGATTGCAGAGGGAATCAAGTCTCTTCGCAATAAAGGAGTTAGCACTTTCGCCTAATCTATAGAGATTTAGGCAAAAGGAAGCGATATATAGAAGTGTCGCTTCCTTTTTTATTTTATGGGTGTATTATGGAAATTAAAGTTAAAGTTGAAGAATTGAAGAAAAATAAGATATTCATTGCTACTCCAATGTACGGTGGTATGGCACATGGGATGTATGTAAAGTCTAGTCTTGATCTACAAGGACTCATGACTAAGTATGGTGTTGAAACTAGGTTTTCTTTTCTATTCAATGAGTCTCTAATTACTCGCGCAAGAAATTATCTCACTGATGAATTTTTGCGATCGGATTGTACGCATCTTCTCTTCATTGATTCCGATATTCATTACAGCCCTCAAGATGTAATTGCTCTTTTGGCGCTAGATAAAGATGTTATTGGTGGACCTTATCCCAAAAAATCTATCAATTGGAATAATGTGGCTCTCGCCGCAAGAAAACATCCAGAGCTTCCGGCTAATGAGTTAGAAACACTTGTCGGAGACTACGTTTTTAATGTAGTGAAAGGTACTCAACAGTTTACGGTGACTGAACCCTTGGAAGTTTTAGAAATCGGAACCGGTTTCATGATGATCAAACGTAATGTATTTGAACAGATGGAAAAAGCTTACCCTCAGCTAAGATACAAACCTGACCATATTGGGCAAGCTAATTTCGATGGCTCAAGATATATTCATGCCTATTTTGACACAATCATTGATTCTAAAGATAGCGCAACCGGCGGCGGCACAGATCGTTATCTTTCTGAAGACTATATGTTTTGTCAGTTGTGGAGAAAAATAGGTGGTCAAATCTATCTGTGCCCATGGATGAAAACGCAACACATCGGTACATATCCATTCACTGGTAACATGCCAAAGATTGCTGAACTTACTGGGAGACTGTAATGGCTAAATTTGAAGACGATGACTTCGAAGATGCAGTGAAGGCTTCTCAAACTGCTACAACAGGCGGTCGTAAATTTGATGGCAACAAACTAGAGTATGGTTTACTTCCGCCTGCTGCTTTGAAAGCTACCGTTGATGTACTGACTTTCGGTGCCCAGAAGTATGAGCGTGACAATTGGAAAAAAGTTCCAGACTCTAAGCGTAGATACTTTGATGCATTACAGAGGCATCTATGGGCATACAAAGAAGGTGAGCAATTTGATCCTGAGTCAGGGAAACATCACCTAGCACATGCTATGTGTTGCTTGATGTTTTTGTATGAACATGATATGATCTACTCTGTAGAATCCCATCAGGGAACTCTCGATTTGAATATTCAACATAGTGAAAAGTAAAAGGAAACTTATATAATGAAACTCTCTAAAGAAACTCTAGGCATTCTGAAAAACTTTGCTACGATTAATGATGGTTTGGTATTTCGTGCAGGCAATGTAATTCGTACTTGTGATCCTCAGAAGCAGATTCTTGCTGAGACTGTGATTACAGAAAACATTCCCTCAGATTTTGCGATTTACGATTTGAATCGTTTTCTTTCTGTGATTAGTCTTCATGATGAAAATACTGAAATTGAACTTGGCGATAACAACAAGTCTGCTTATTTGATGAGTGGTCGAAAGAAAACTAATTATCGTCTGTGCGATACTACGATGATTAAGAATGCTCCAGAAAAGCCTATCGTAATGCCATCAGTCGATGTGAGTTTCACTCTGTCGACAACTGATCTAGACTCGATTCTTCGTTCCGCTTCTGTTCTCGGCAGCCCTCATGTTGCAGTAACGTCTGATGGTTCTAAGATTTACGTTGCTCAACTTGATAGCAAAAATAGTTCTGCACATTCAAGTCAGATTGAAATTGCTAATGGTGATGGTAAAAAATACAACTTGATTTTTAAGACTGAAAATCTTCGTATGGTTCCAGGCAACTATGATGTGTCTATCTCTTTCAAGGGTATTGCACACTTCAAAAACAAAGAAAAACCGATCCAATATTGGGTTGCAACTGAAGTAGGTTCTACTAGCCAGGCTTGATGTTTTACTTTTATATTATGAGGAACTATGAATCATTTAATTTGGGCGGAGAAGTATCGACCAGAAACTATTGACAAGTGTATTCTTCCTGAGAGGCTGAAAAAGCCTTTTCAGGAATATGTCAACTCTGGAAATATTCCACACCTGCTTCTGCATGGTGGTGCAGGTGTTGGAAAAACCACTGTAGCAAAGGCACTATGTAATGAGATCGGTGCTGACTTTATCATGATCAATGGATCTGATGAGTCTGGCATCGATGTTTTTCGTACTAAGATCAAAGACTTTGCATCATCAGTTTCGTTTACTGGTGGTCGCAAAGTCATCATTATTGATGAAGCAGACTATTTGAATCCTAATTCGACTCAGCCTGCACTTCGTAATGCAATGGAAGAGTTTGCAGGTAACTGTTCTTTCATCTTCACTTGCAACTTCAAGAATCGTATTATTGATCCTTTACACTCTCGTTGTGCAGTTGTAGACTTCACTCTAAAATCTGAAGAGAAAGTTCAGATGGCAAGCCTCTTCTTCAAGAGAGTTCATCAAATTTTAGAGATGGAAAATGTTGAGTTTGATGCAAAGGTTCTAGCTGAAGTAGTCAAAAAACATTTTCCAGATTTTCGTAGAACGATCAATGAACTTCAGAGATATTCTAAGTTCGGTAAAATCGATACTGGGATTCTATCTCAAGTCGGTGATGTATCTATCACAGAAATCGTAAAAGCACTCAAAGAAAAAGACTTCGGAGCTATTCGTAAATGGGTAGCATCGAATGATGTTGATCCAGCGACTCTGTATAGAAAAATCTATGATAGTCTCTACGATATCTTACAACCTCAAAGCATTCCTCAAGCTGTAATTATTCTCGCAGATTATCAATACAAACAAGCATTTGTAGCAGATACCCAAATCAATACGGTTGCTTGTCTGACTGAACTCATGGTAAGTCTGGAGTTCAAATGAGTCCCTTTGATTACGTAAACCAAATTTTACAAGGAAAAAAGAACCTTATAGTTGATGAACTTACGGAAAAGTCGTATGAACCGTTTCTGGTGAATCGTGCTCTTTCCTATCATTTTGATTGCATCATGTTTGCAAATGAGATGAATCGGCGTCCATTTGTAGACAAAAAACTGCAAAATGATTTTTTAATAAATACAGTGAGGTCGAGAAAAAGACCTTTCAATAAGTGGGTTAAGGCTGAAAAAAGTGAAGACATAGCATGTATCAAGACTTTTTATGGTCTATCAACTGAAAAAGCACAAGAAGTCCTAAGTCTGCTTACTGAAGAGCAATTACAACAATTAAAAGAAAAAACCGCGGAAGGCGGGCTGGGGACGTAGCATGGTA